TCGCTAAGATCGGCGGCGAGGATGTCGATCATCTCAGGGGCAATCAGCATTGCACCCAAAACGCTCTGCTCTGCTTCTTGGTTGTATGGTTCACGCATCAGACTTTATCCTCATAATTTCCCTCGACTACCTTCTTGAAGTTTTTAGGCCCCAGCAGCCAATCGAACCCAATTCCGTTCCAGCCCATTAGAAACGAACTGCCTTTCACTTGCAAGAAATAAGCTTCCCAAAATTCCAATGACTGAAAGCGCTCGTCCTTGCGCCACATTGATCGGATTGCCTTTAGCCTTTGCTCGTCAATAATCCGAAGCTGCGGCAGTCCTGGCAAGACCCTGGCGTAGATTTCGATTATCTCCGCACATGGAACGTGATCGGCTTGCCGATTACGAATAAGCTTTTGATCTTCTTCTTGTAATTCTTTACCTTCTTGTTTGTGGTTCACTGCTGGTTGCTTGCTGGTTTTTTTCAGGTTATTTGCTGGTTCCTCTGACTGGTACTCAGACCACTTAACCACCGTAATCACTGAGTATTTCGTCGTTGTTTTGATGGTTATTTGTTTTAAGGATTTGAACGCATCCAAGGCTGATCTGATCACTGCTTCAGACACTCCAGTTTTAGCGCTAAATGACTTTCTTCCGAACACCAATTGACCAGCGGCAAGCTGGACGATCTGCCTTCCTACAAGGATCTCTCTAGGCCTGTGAGTAGCCGACAACAATAGGTGAACCCATACGGCAAGGTAGTCCGGCTTATTGCCTATTGCGCTTCCTGCGAGAACGCGGTGAAGCTTTATCCATCCAGACATGTTCTACCTCTTGAGCATTTCGCGAAGAGCGGCCAGATTCTTGTCGCCACGTTCGCGTATCTGCTCTGGCGTCAATCCTTCATTGATGCTGCTTTCGACCTTCACTGGCTCAGGTGATTCTCCGTGTTCAAACCTACCCTTGCGAGCGGCTCTTGCGTGATCTATCTGCGAGCTCTCTTCGCCTGCGGGTAAGAAACGAATACTTGCCATAGCCTTGCGGAAATCCACAGGCATCCAATCACTCATCCTAAGCTTTCGGACAGGCTCATGTTTGTCACCGTCAACATAGAGCATCGCCTTGTGTTCTAGCGGATCGCCACAGATAAGCAGCATCTGATGCTTGGCGCTTACAGCCTTGCATTTTCCTGTCTCGACCCTTGATGGAGTGGCGAATGGCTTGATCTCTACCATCGTTGAGCTCTGAGGAAGCCAGAAGTCAGGTAGGTACTTAGTCTTGCCGTCTAGCCAGAATCCTTCTATCTCGTACTCCCAGCGGATTCCAACAAGGTCAAAGAAGATCGCCCACCTAGCCTCAAGACGGCTTCGGAATCGGTAGTCTCTATATTCTGTCTGGATGGCCTTAATCATTTGCGCTCCAGATATTCGCTGATTTTCTCTGCCGTCATCATGCTTGGGTTTGCGGTCTCGCCCTTCGCAATTGCCCACAGCTTCTGCCGCGTCATACCTATCTCTCTGGCTACGTAGGCCAGGTTTTTGTCCTTTAGGGCTTCTCTGATCTGGACCAGCGTCATCATGCTTTGTTACTCATGTAATGGTTTGAGGTGACAAGCATACCATAAACCAAAAACAGTTCTCCGGAAAACACTTAGATTTTCGCAGCGATAAACGATCAATCTCTTATAACCAATTCGTCTTTGACTTCAGTACGACCTGTACTAGCCTTAGATCAAGGGCAGGCACACAGCTGCCCCTTGGACTCAACCCTAACTAAAGGATTAATACTAAAGCGAGGATTTGCAGAAATGACTACTGAAAAAAGTAAGCAAGCAGTGGTGCTCCAACAGATCGCCGAGCAGGGCGACAAGATGGACAACGTGGCCGGCGCGTTCATGAAGCTGATCAAAGAGGACGCCATTGACACGCTGGAGAAATTCAACCCGTGGCTGGCAGTCGGCTACGAAGAGAACGGATGGTCGAACGTGATCGGTCGTCCGGTTCCAGGCTCGACGCTGACCCCGGCGCCTAGGTCGGTCAAGCAGTACGCGTCGATGTTTCGTGCTGCTTATAAGTATGAAATGAAGGTGATGGAATTCGAGTCAGTCCGGCAGATGGTGGATGCGGTTGCCGAGAAAAGGAAGGAGCTTGCTAAGCCTCCTGTTAAGCCTAACGATCCTGAGCTGAAAGGCGTCCTCCTGCGCACCACCGGCCACATGAACGGCGCGCTATGGCACGACGCAATCGTGGTCATCGAGAACCTGAACGAAGAGGACAAGGATGATTTCGAGCAGCGGTTGCGTAAACTGGTTATGCGTTTCCAGTCGCGTGTGCCGAAAGAGGTCCGCCGTCCGAAAGCCGCATAAAAGAAGAGTTCTCCGCAGAACAGAAAGGCCGACTAGAAATAGTTGGCCTTTTTTGTTGACGTAAATAAATACTGGGGCTAGAGTGACGGTACACGAATAGGAGGGGTTGAAATGAATACGGCAGACATGAACGAGATTCTGGCATTTGCATGTGCGGCGGCTGAATCTGGATTTGAGCGCGTGATGATTGATCCGAATGACGCGATTGAGATTATTGATCAGCGAAACGAGTTGTTGTCAGCATTGGAATTTATTTCTGGCTGTCAGAATTGGGATCAGTCCACGGGCGAGGCGTCTCAAGCTCTTTATGAGGCTGCATCTATGGCGCGCACTGCAATCGCAAAGGCGAGAGGTGACGCATGAACCACAAACAAAAAGTAAACACCGGAATCGCCGCCCTACAAGCCGCATTCCCGAAACTCTTCAACCGCGATCAGCCTAAGCCACTAGCAATTGGCACGACTCTGCAACTGGCTAAGCTGCGACGTTCTGGCGCTCTGTGCATCCCTCTGGCAATCCAGCGAGCGGCTATGAACTCCTGGCTTGCTAGCCCGAACTACCATCGCGCACTGGCCTCAACGCCATGCCGGTATAACCTGGACGGCACTGTCTACGGCCCAGTCTCGGACGATCATCGGCAGAGGGCGATTGACAAGCTTAAGGCGTTTCGGAAGGCTAAGAAGGCTAGGAAGGCAGCGGTTTATCAGTCTAAGATGAGGGTGGCGGCATGAGTCACACGCAAGGGCCATGGGCACTAAATCGTTACGGCGAGGTAATTAGCTCGACTGGCGAGATCGTTCAAACGGAAGGGGTTGCTCTGTCGGGTATTTCTCGGCCAGAGACTCGCGCCAATAAAGCTTTGATGTCGGCTGCTCCGGATCTACTCAAAGAGCTTGGCTTTATTGTTGACACTGAAGAACAGAGCTGCTTTGAGCAATGGCTATCAAGAGTAACGCCTAGCGGAGACTGCGACTCGGTGCAGGCTCAATGGCTTGACAGCAGCGATTTTGAAGACTTCTGCGATCTATGGAGCGGTCCGATTTCCGCAATCAACAAAGCACGAGGCTCAGAATGACCTACCAAACCGCACTATGGTCCGCCATCATCGGCGAGGCTGACAAGTTTGGGCATCGGATCACAAAAGCAAAACGTAAGAAATACATGCGGCTAGTAGCTCTCTGGAAGATTACTCAGTAAAAAACAGGGAAGCTATAAAAGCTTCCCTTTTTCTTTTGCGAATTCGAATGGATCTTTTGCACCCTTAGATCTATTGCACTCAGGACAGGTCAATTGGATATTGCTTATGAAGTTAGATCCTCCCTTACTTATCGGCTGAATATGGTCTGCGTGGAACTTCTCTTTTCCAGTCTTTACGAGCCTCGCCGGGCAAAGTGCACACCGACCCTTCTGCCGAAAAAATAGCTCTCCTACTTCTTCCTTGGTAAAGCTTCCACCTGCACCAAGAATCCTTGCACGCCTTTTATTAGACGCGACAGAAACAGCCATAGGGTTTCTTCTGTGATAATCCTTTTGTCTTTCTGATATTGCCTCTTTATTTTCTGATCGGTATCTTTTGCATGACTCTAATGCTGACTCTCTATTTTCCCTGTAGTATCTTTTTTTCTGTTCGTTGAGCTCATCTTTGTTTTCTATGTAATAGTTTTTCGCGTAATCTGGATTTTTGGCTCTCCATCTAGCTGCTCTCTGAGACATTTCATCTTTGTTTTCTTGGTATTGCTCACTCTTGCACTCAATACAGTCGCCATTACTAACCCTTCTCTCTGAGTAGTGTTCTCTTTTGCATGGATTGTTGCTCACATAGTTTCTTAGTCCGGCGCGCCTTGCCGTTGGCCGGCTAATAATGTGCAGATGCTTCATTGGCGACCCTCCAGATAGGCAGTTACACGTTCAAGCGTCTTGATCGTAGGGTTCGGATCGGGATGGTTCATCAACCGCCAAATCTGCGGCTGAGGCATGCCGATTTTCCTGGCTACGGCTGACAGATTGGAATCCTGCA